AACGAACGGATCGGGTATGGACCTGGAAGGACATCTTCCCGGACACGACGCCAAAACAGCCGCAGTCGCCGGAGGAGATGAAACGACGATGCAAGAAATAGCACTGATATTCGGTGGGACGGTAACGACACATGGCGCTGAACGTTGGGAACCTGGTCGCGACCCTGGGCCTGGATAAGAAAGGGTTCGGATACCGGCATACAGGACGCGGCGAAGAAGACTGAAGGGTTTGCGACGGGATTCTCATCCAAACTCTCCTCGTTATCAGCCCCCTTCGCAGCGATAGGGGAGAAACTCAAGGGAGCCGTGTCGGGATTCTCATCCAAAAACTCTCCTCGCTCTCACCCACGCTCGCCGCGGTCGGCGACAAGTTCAAAGGCGTTACGGCCGGGATATCTTCGGGGCTCTCCTCACTCGCAGCCCCCATAGGGGCGGGCGAAGGACAAAACTCATAGGTCTCGCCACAGGCTTTGCGTCGAAGATGAAGACCCTTGCCGTCCCGATCGCCGCCGTTGGCGCCGCCAATCGCCAGTCTCGGAACCGCAGCCGTCCTCGCCGCAGATAACATCAACAAAGCGTACAACGCGATCCGGGTTGGGACGGGTGCGACCGGGGAGGATCTGGAAGCCCTCAAATCTGATTTTGACGCGGTGTTCGGCACAATCCCCGCCGGCGCCGGTGAGGTCGGGACGGCGATCGCAGACCTCAACACCCGGCTCGGGCTCACCGGGAAACCGTTGCAAAATATGGCGACTCGGTTCTTGGAACTTTCCCGGATCACTGGGACTGATGTTGCCTCGAACATCAAAGAGGTTACCCGGCTCTTTGGCAACTGGAATGTCGCCGCCGAAGAACAGACGGGGATGCTCGATTACCTATTCAAGGTCTCGCAGTCGACCGGGATCGGAGTCGACAGACTCTCTACGTTGACCACGCAATACGGGTCGACGCTCCGAGGGTTGGGATTTGACCTTAAGGATTCAGTAGCGGTCCTCGGTAAGTTTTGAGAAAGGGGGCGTAAACATCGAAGCTGCCCTCGCCGGCATGAAGATGGGTCTCGGCAACCTCGCCGGTAAAGGCATCACTGATCCGGTCGAAGCGCTCGACGAACTCGCTCGGCAGGTGAGGGAGGCGGGGACTGAGATCGAGGCGGTCTCGATCGCCGCCGAAGTCTTCGGCGCCCGGGGCGCCGCAGAGATGGCTGCAGCGATCCGGTCAGGTAATCTTGACCTCGGCGATTTCGTCACGATGCTTGATGCGTCAGAAGAGACCGTCCTCACAGCAGCCGATGCCTCGATGTCGGCTCGGCGACCGGATGGCCATCCTGCAACACAAGGCGGAGAAGGCGCTGGAACCCGTCGGCAACCTCCTGATCGGGGCGTTCGAGGACGCCATGCCCTTCCTCGAAGGGGCGGGGGACCATCTCGCTGACATCGGACAGGGGATCGCTGACTGGGGCGGTACAGGCTCAGACAACCGCCGCGCCGTTCGTTGCAGCCCTTCAGGACCAGATGGCGCCCGCAGTGGAGTTCTTTGAGGGGCGGGCTTGCCCACATTATCGACTGGTGGGAGGAGAACGGTCCGATCTTCATTGCCGCATGGGAGAACATTGCGGCGGCAATTCAGTGGGTGATCGGGGAAGTCATAGTCCCGATCTTTGAGTGGGCGTGGCCCTACATCGAGCAGATTTACTCCGGCGTCCTGGACACGATGTTAGGTGTCGCGAAGCTCTTTGCGTCGATCCTCGCGGGCGACTGGGAGGAGGCCGGCGAGGCCCTGGTGGACATCACGAAGGGCGCAATGCAGGCACTCACCGGGGTAATAGCCGCCGGGTGGGACGCGATCGCCACCGGGATCGAGTGGGTCGGGCAGGGGATCCTCGACTTCGTGTATGGCCTGTGGTCGAACATCGTGCAGTGGACCGAGGACTCGATCAACCAGATGATCGACCTGATCAANGGGTTCATTCAGGCAATCAACAGCGTCACAGGAAAGGTCGGGATCTCTCTCCCGACGATCGGGCACATCAGTCTCAAGGCCGACAAGATCGAGGCTCCGAAGATCAAGATCCCCCGGTGGAGCGAGACGGAGATCGGCAAGAATCTCGATGCGGTCCTGAGGAAAGAGGAAGAGGAAGAGGAAGAAGAGGACATCGACAAGGAGTTCGAGGACGAGCCGGAGCCCGCTTCTACCCCGGCCCCGTCTACCGAAGTCCCGGATACGCTCGTCGACGTCCCGGAGCCCGCTTCTACCCCGGCCCCGTCTACCGAAGTCCCGGATACGCTCGTCGACGTCCCGGAGACCACCATCGACACCCCGGGGATCCCAGAGGGTGAGACCCCGACGATCTCGACGCCGACCGTATCGGTCCCGGCACTCGATACCCCGGTGCCGGTCTCGGTGACAAACTGGGATCGGATGGTCGCTAGGACCCCCGTGCAGGAGCCTGGAGAGCAGGCAGCCGTCCCGGCGATCGAGATGCCGGAGGGCCTCGTCGATATCCCGGAGGTCCCGGCGATCGAGGTGCCGGCCATCGGGCCCCTGCCGGCGTTTGAAGTCCCGCTCCCGGTCACGGTGATCAACTGGCCCGATACTCTGAACCGGTACCAGCGGTCCGCTGACAGAGGAAGAACGTGTCACACCCGCCGACAAGGAACCGGATGTCGACGAGGAGTTTGTCGACCTCCCCGAACCGACGATCGTGTGGCCGGACCTCCCGAAGATCCAGATCCCGAAGATCCAGATCCCGGACATCGTGGCGGCCGCCATGCCCCCGGACCCAGATGCCGGCGCACTGGCGCGGATCCTCGGCCTTATCGGTGGGGGAGAGACCCGCGTAGTGGTCGAACTCGACGGTTACGCGATCGGGGAGACCCTGTTCCGGACCTGGAACCGTCGGACGGGAGGCGCGCTGAATGGCTGATCTCATCGTCACGATCAGCGGGCAGCCGGCAGCCTACCGCGCCGGCACGCTCTCGATCTCCGGGTCGCTCGGCACCCGAACCACTGCCTCTCTCCAGACGGTCGACCATCCCCCGTTCACGAGTGTGGTCGAGGTCGGACAGGTCGTCGAGATCCGGGACGAGACAGGTAGCTTGAATCTTCGCGGCACGGTCGATTCGGTCGAAGAGGAGATCGACGCGAGCAAACGGCTCCGGGTCAAGCGCCTCGCGTGCGTTGACTACACCCAGATCGCCGACCGCCACCTCGTCGCCTACGTCTACCAGCCCGACGAGGAGCATCCGACGATCTACGCCGGCGACGTCATCAAGGATATCGTGACTCGGTTCCTTCATCTTCGGCGGCGTCACGGAGGGGGTCGATACTTCGCTCGTTGAGACTGGGCCGGCGATCGAGAAGTTTGTCTTCAACTACGTCCCGGCCTCGCAGGCGTTCGACGATATCGCTGAACTTGCCGGCTACATCTGGTATATTGACTACGAAAAACGCCTCCACTTCACGCCGAAAGATAGGAACGCAGCGCCGTTTGGGCTCACGGAGACCTCGCAGAACTGGGCGGAACCTGAAGGTCAGCGAGAGCCGGGACCTCTACCGGAACCGGCAGATCGTCCGAGCCGGGACGGCGCTGACCGACGAACGGACGGACCACTGTGATTGCCACAGAAGCCGACCAGAAACTCTTTGAACTCTCCTATCCAGTCGGCACGGCCTCGGCGGTGACGGTGAATGGAGTGCCGAAGACGCTCGGGGTCAGCGGCCTGCACGAGGGCCGGGACTNCTACTGGTCCTACAACTCGAACGTCCTGACGGCCGAAGTCGCACCCGGGGTCGGCGCCGCGGTTGCTCTGACCTACCGGGGTATGTTCCCGATCTTGGTGACGAACGGCTCGACGCGGAGATCCTCGCCGCCGTGCGCTGGAGGGCGGACCGGAGTCTATGAAGCGATCACGGACGATCCGGCGATCAACGTGCAGAACGTCGCGGTGCAGAAAGCCCTCGCCTACCTCAGAAAGCACGGCGTGATCCCGCAGACGATCCGGTTCGAGACCGATCGCCCGGGACTTCGGCCGGGGCAACTCCTACCGGTGAGGGTTGCGACCGCAGGTCTTGATGACAACTACCTGATCGAATCGGTCAATATGCGCGATGTGCAGGGCGCGGTCAACGATATCAGGTAACGGCGGTCTCCGGCGACGCGCTTGGCGCTGGCTGGAATGGTTCTCGGCGTTGGCGCGACAGGCGCAGAAATCACGTCCCTCCATCCGCGAATGTATGTGTCCACTCTACGGTAATCTGATTGTTCGTCGTCTTTGCAACGCCGGCCGCATCGAACACGGCCTCTGCGAACCTCGTGCCGCCAGACTGTGCGTTATACTGCCTGGATCGTCGTCAGCGTGTGCCCGTTCGCGATCGTCGCGCTCGGGAGGTACTGCCGGATCAGGAGCGATCCGTCGCCCGGGAGTACTCGTTGCGTCACGATATCCCGGGCGCGCTCCACCCCGCCGGCATCGAGCCAGGCGATGTGGGTCACCGGCACGCGACTCAGCCCGGCGAACCAGTCCCGGATCATGTTCAGCCCTGCTGTACCCCAGGTGTTGTGCGTCCGGTAGGTCCGGACCACGGCCCCCCTTTCCCAGACCCGGACCACCACGTTGTCTCTTACGGTTACTGTCGATCTCATGCATGCACCCAATCTGTCTCTGCAAAGTCTGCGTGTGCCCGGGCGACCCGAGACTCTGGTTTCCGGGCGGCGTGCCCCAATCATACTCCGCCGCTGCATCAGAGATGATCACAGTCTCTGCTGCGGTCTTCAGGATCTCCACCCGGTCCTCATCATAGAGCACGAACTTCTGCGCCTGCCGAGCCAGGGCGCTGAACCACTCCAGCCAACCCCGAGAGCGTCCCCCGAGACGGCCGTGACCGTATAACGGTTGACTGCTCCCTGCATATCCCGCATGCTGACCGACTCGACCAGGTAGTTGTCGCCGAGGCCGGCGGCCGGGATATCTACCGGGAGGAGTTGCCCCGGCCGGAGCCCGGGGAATCGGTCTCGAACGGATCGTCTGCGGGATCACGC